TGTTTAAATCGATCATCTTTCCTTCGGTTGAATCACTGCCTGTATTGGACGGATTTGCACTAAGAACTACAGACAAAGGTTGGTTCTGTGACGCAAGGCCATTTGCTTTGTCATTTAATGATTTAACCAGATTCAAATTATACTTATCAGCGGTACCATTTAATTTCCATAGCGGTTGTTCTGTCCAAATACCGAGTTGGTTAATCGTTCCGCCTGAAGCACGTTGTATTATTTCGACAGCCTCCCAGTTTTGGCTACAGTCCGCAAACATCACATACAATTTTGCATTCCCGTCGATGTTTCCGCTTGTACGAAAGAATTCTTTAATGTGGTAAGCAGGAATGCCATGGAGAAAGTTTTCGTTATTTTCTTCTTCCTCAGCTGTCTCTACACGCTCAATCAAGCCAAAATCTCTTACAGATGATTTAAAATTGGTGATATATATTACGTCATTCAAATCAACTTTGGTTGCATTGTTTAGCCCGTATCCCGCAGTAAATAGGGTGGGCTGTAAAGAAACATCAAACAAAAGCCCGCTAACTTTTTCGTTGCTTGATGAGGTATTGTATGGGATGTTACCATCGACATCCTTTATAAATACATTTCCGAGAGCCATCTTTATTTTGTTTTAGATTCGTAAAATGGATTATCGTATAGGGTAGAATTACCTCTAATATTTGCTGGAGTATCTTCCGTAAAAGCACCCCCGTGAGTATCTACATATAGCCTCTCATATCCTTTATTAAGCCTTAAGACAGCCGAAATATTGGCAGGTATCTCTGCTTTTGTGGCGGTGTTGCTTTTCGGCTTTTCAATAGGTTTTATGGGTTCGCTTTGTATTTTCTCCTCTTGTTGTTCCGTTGTCTGGGAGTCCGTCTGTAATTCTTGATTTTCCTCTGGTGGAGTTGTCTTCTTTGCCATATTATGAATTAAAAAGGGGAATGGAGTTCGGCTCCACTCCCCCCGGATTAATTGTTTTGAAATATTATTAAGGTGCTTTTGTATAGGCAGTGTGAACCACTATCTCACCCGGGCGTACGATGTTTACGTCCATTTTCATGCGCATTTGGAAGAAGAAAAGCTCTGAGTTACTTTGTAAGCGGTCAACTTTAAGTATCTCTGTATCGTTGGCATAATCAACACCCATCCAAAGATTGCTGTCCATAGAGTTAGAGAACTGACCAAGAACAATAGTGTGTTCCGGTATTCCCACAATAGGAATAATTCTTTTGCCCTTAAACCTGTATCGGTTTACTTCGGTATTTTCGGAGTACTTAACCTGTTTATCGGAGATAAATTGGTCATAAGCATCCCATGCATCCCATCCGATGACAAAGACCAGATCGGACTTCTTACGAATTTGCTTGGGACATTTTTTCCACATTGTGTAAAGCGCGTTTTCTACCGCTTGTCCATCAGTTAATTCGGTGTTTCCGGAAATAATAACCTGACCACCCGCAACAGTTTCAGCATCGGTAGCGCTGACATTATCAATCACGCGTTTGATAAAACCATCGAAGTATTTTTCCTTATTCTTACCGATGATGGCACTATCGGTAGGAGATTTTACTCCTGAAGCAGCGTCACCACCGATACATGATGTCCAGATGGCATTGCCGATATATTCGGTTTACTTCTCGATCAGTAACCGAAGCATAGTTGCTTGGATTTTGGGATCAAGCTCCCGGAAAACAAGATTGCCGGTAGGTTGAGCAAAGCGCCAGTATTTTTCATAGTCACGAGGATTGAATTCCAAATAAACCATGAAATCTTTAGGGATTAAATGACGGGCGGTTAATTGATATTCATTTTCACCATTCGCACCTTTTGCTCCGTGCGTGCTTGTAGGAACTGGATTGTTATCCTGAATTACTTCGCCCAGTTTAATTGAAGGGAGCGTATACTTGTACTGTATTCCGCTTTTGATGTGAATTAGCCCCTCCTTGAACGTATCATTGCCCTGTGCGGTATAAGTTAGCAGGTCTTCAAGTACCTCTCCGTTATAACCGTTCTGCAAAAAAGAAACTGTATCAGCCATTTATAGTAGTTATTTGATTAATTTTTCTATTTCAGCTTATTAATCTGCACTACTGTATAGCTGGCTTTTACGTAGCGATGTGTTCTTTGCCAATTAGGTCAATAACACGTCAATTATGGGTTGGGATTCGGACTGGTCCGTAATTCCCGAAATTTTATTTTAGAGATTGGAACTCAAAATCTTTTCCAACTACAGACTGAACTTTATCAGCCATTTTTTCTTCCACTGTTTTTGCTGCATTTGCAGCTGCCTGGACATTCTCTGGGTCTTTGGATATTTCTTTGGAAATCTGTTCCCGAACAGGAATCGATGCTAAAATACCTTCAGCAAGTGAATAATTCGATTGAGCCATTTCTATCCATTTATCTTTGGATTCGTTTTCAATCTTGCCTTCAGTTATGGCCGCCTCTACCAGTTGTTCGATACGCACTTTCTGCTCGTCTGCTTCCTTGTCCTGATAAGTTTTAACCGTAGCGGTCAGATTATCCTTATCTTTCTGTAGATTTAGAATTGTGGCATCCCTTCCGGCAATCACAGTCTGAGCGTCTTTCAGGTCTTTCTGCGTCTCAGTAAGTTTTGCCTCAACGCCCATAAGTTCCGAAATCCTCGCCATTACATCCTTCACCTCATAATTATCTTTCAAGCCTAATGTAGCGGCAACGGCTGCATATTCAGATGAAGGAGTCTTTTGTTCGTTAGTATTCATTTTATTCTGTTTTTGAATTTTATTAAGATTAGTGGAACTTTCATCATTTGGTTTATTTTCAATATTTAGCGTCTCTGCTTCCATGCTGATGCGTGACATCATGCTTTGGATATCAGATGCTTCTGTTAAAATTGACAATTCATTCTTGACTTTTTCTATAAGCTGTTTTGAAGTGTGCAATACATTCTCAGGTGGTATAATACCAGCTTTTACAGCTTGACCGGCATCAAAGAAAGTTCCGTCTTTTCCAGCTTCTCCTTTCATGATTGACTCAATATGCTCTACTTTCAAGCCAAACCTTTTTCTATAGATAGTTTTTATCTGTTTTATGAATGCCAGGACAAGATCAGAAGAACTTGCATCCGGATTTGATGGAAGAAATGGATTGTGGATCATCAATATGGAATAATCCCTCATTACAGAACGATCTCCAGCCGCCCAGATAATGGATGCCATAGATGCGGCCATTCCTTCAATTATACATTCCGTAGGAATTTTTGAATTCTGAATAGTTGAATAGCTTGTCATGCCATGAAGCACCGAGCCTCCTTCACTGTTGATGAGAATTTTAATGAGTTTTGGTCTGACACAGGTTTCCAGATAATCAAATTCACGGTTGAATTGATTTGTCATATCCTCTGTTATCAGACCAAAAAATCGAATAGTAGCAACCTCTCCTTCTTTTGCTTCTCCGACAATATTCTTAAAATCTTTAATTTCCATGAAACCTTTTTTCAAAGAATAGTTTCATTGTGATAAAGATGTTTAAGGCTCCTCTTCATCCGGATAATCGACTGATTCCTCCTCTTTATTTTCTTCTTCTACGGACGGAACAAAACTACTGGACTCCCTGTAAGTCGGTTTTTTGTGATTTCCATGGTCTTCATTATCATGTTCGGGGGCATCATCGTGATTAGTGAAAGGAGGCATCACAAGATATCTCTTCACCCAGTCCCGGTATTTCCATGCTGACTGTTCTCTGAACCATACTTCGTAATCAATCCAGTAAGCCTGTAACATGTTTACCGTGATTGGCATATCAAAATATGTGAGATTGCATCTTTCATTAAGTGCCGGTTCCTTTGTCTTTGCGTCTTGTATGGCCGTATTTAATTGTTGAAAGACTATAAATGGATCGCATTCTCTTTCAGGGTCTGAATTATTAAGATTATTCAGAATAAACCGAACTCTCATCGTTGCCCTTCCTTCGCCTATTCTCTGTTGCTGAACAAGATAACGGACATTTACAAAATGAATAAAGATGGCTGGAAATGCTATTTCGGTTTCCATATTTTCTTCTCTTATAATTCTTCCGAATTGGCCGGTATCGATCATTATAGTTTTAAAAAACGGCTCGCTATGACTATCTAATGGATTTTCTTTTATAGTTAATATGGCCCTTTTTACTGCATTATACATTTCCACAAACGGATTTTTAAATTCCTGTTCTGGAGGTATAATTTCACTAATAGCCAGTTTCGTATCAGCAACAATCGGCTCTTCTTTATTTGGTTTCTTATCTCTTATCATGGGAATCCTCTGAATAAAATGTCTGTCATGTTGAAAGAATCTACTTCCAATCGCCTGCTTATCCCTATGAATTGCCTACGGATTGGTCTCTTCGATGAGAACTGATTTACAGTGTATCCGGCTTTCGCTGGATCTTCATTATGAAATGCTGCATAACTTCTTAAGCCACCGCCACGTTTCCCTTTTACAGGACTGCTTACGGCAACAGTCTCTATGTCATATTTTGAACCCCGTTTGAAAATTGCAGATGACATTCCCCTACGACTCTGGTAATTTGTATCGAAATAACTTCTCTGTTTTCCAACTATTCCTTTTGCAAGTTTTAATGTATCGCGCAGTACGGGATGGTTGAACTTTTTGCCCCAACTTGATTGCCGGGGATGCCATTTACTACCTGTACCAAAAAAACCGCCATAGCTAAAGGAAGCCTGGAAAAACATTTTAGAGCGTTCACCAACAACAGTAGTAAAATCGAAAACATTCTTTTCAAAACGGCTAACGATAGTCCTTTCCATTTTTCCTTTAACCCAGTGGTTAACAAACATCTGTAATGTTATCTGGCTCATAGCAGGTTAAATTTCTTTTTTAGTTTCACCTTTAATAATTCAATATTCTCAGGTAGATTCTTTTTAAAATAGGGATGAGCATCTGAAAATATTTTTCCCCCTTTTGCAAGGCTTTCACGGAATATGGGATTAAATGAATCTGCTTTTTCATTTGCTATCAGACTCCCGCTTACTGAACTCATACTATTTGTAATAAGAAAACATCGACAACCGAATTCCAATGGGGGAATCAATTCCGGTGGAAAATCATTTTTGCTATATGTTGAACCTTCATGTGAAAGATGCCATGCTCTGACACGCTCGTCACCTTGGGTCATTAATGTTACAAGAGTATCTTCCTTTATGGATAACCACCAATAGGCAATAACTGCCGCATATTCTATGTCTTTGTTTTCTTGAATTCCATATAAAAGATGGTACTTATCGAAGACATCAACGCTCTTGTTGGTTCTTTCATTCTTGGGCAGGCTTTCGATGTCAGTTAACATTGAGTACTCCTCTGCCGCAGCAAAATCTATAAGGTTTTCTATGGCAGCCACAAGGATATCACGTTCTTGCTTTTCACGGTCATTGGTGAAATTATTGTAATCCCTCAATAATGATATGGCTCGGTCAAAATCGATCCTTAATCCTGTTAATGCATGGTCAATGAGGAACGATGCACGAAGAGTGATTATATCTTCTAAAATATCCAGACGCTCCGCATTATTTTCTAATTCAAATTCAAGTCTTTTAAATTCTTTGAAAATAAGTTGGTACTCCCGGTCTTTTTTTCTTTCATCTTTTTCAGTTTGTGAAAGAACTTTTGCGGCATTAAATATATCTGGGAACAAAGCACCGCAGTCTATAACTCCGTTCCCATCATAAAATTCGAAACACCACTGCCTCTCGCACGGCCATAACGTTTGTAGTATTCCTCATCACTCATTATTCCTCTGTCACTGGAAGAAGAACCGCCTACTCCGGCAGCTCCTGTTGGAATGGTAGGCATTACATTTAACTGTTTTCCCACATGAATTCCAAACTCTTTTTCTATTTCATCCTGGCTTACTTCATATTTGTCGGTAATCAGATTATAAAGTTTTATCCGGTCTTCATTATTCATTTCGATACGATTACTGTATTTGAATTCCAGACCTGATTCGATATATCCCATACTTACCAACCGTGGAATAACTTCCTCGTTCATCACATTCTCAATATATCTACGGTAAACCTCAATTCTTTCTCTGAAAATATCTTGATGAGCCTTCGTGCTTCCAACATAAGATTGAGTAGCCCCAGCCATAGATTCTGATCCAAGAATCATATTTGATACTTCGCGGTTAACAAAATCGATTAGACTGGTATATATTTTCTCGGAATTAGACATCGTGAACGTCTTAATATCGATTTCGTCATCAAGACCTGTGACAATCACTTTATTTTGAGCGGCGTTGGCAATATCTCCTGCCAGTTTCTTCCTGTCATTATTATTCTCTGAAACTGTCTTACCGTGAATAATTGGCTGTCCGTAAGTATGCGAAAAGTTTACATAATTTGCTAACGTAAATTTCTTGGCAAGAATTAATGGAGTTGTAGCGGAAAACAAACCGATATCTCCAGAGTTTACGAGAATATAATTTCTTTGGTAAGTAGGACTGTCGATATTCCAATTTGGAAGCCAGATTCCCTGTCTCTTCAAAACTACATGCTGATCGGGCAAAATATTTCTTCGTTCAACGATATTTACCTCAGCCAGTTTTCCGGTTCTGGGATTGATATAAGGCATGATTTCAAGCAATGTGTAACCAAATAATTTGGCTTCAACAATTCCTCTTATTATTTTATCGAATTGTGATCCTTGAATACGCTGGGTTTGTTTAACATCCTTGATATATTTGCCTTTTTCATTAATTCTGGCTAACATATATCTATCTCCCAATATTTGACTTTCCAAAGTTTCAATAACGGCTCTGATGTGAGCGTCCTGCTGTAAGCATGCTTCGTACAAATCTATCAAACGGGACCTATCATCCAGAATTGTACCTACGGTAATATCACTACGGACACTTTTATATCGGTTGTTCCGTTCAATTTCCCAAACATATTCCTGAATTGTCTTTTTGGATGTCCGGAATATACTTTCCAGTAATTCACCGTTGAAAGTTCCGTTAATATTTGTCGAATGCATTTTTTATTTAAGAATAGAGAAAAGCCGTCCCGAAAGTTATTTTGACACATTGGTTCATATACTGACTTATTTCTTCACTTTTCATAGTATTTATTAGAGAAAACGCAAAATAAATATATATTGTGTTTTGAGTGTTAAAAGCTAAAAATAAACATATCTAAATAGCACAATATCAGGAGTATAGATTATAATTTCATGTTAATATTTCATAAAATCATTATTTAATTAAATGCAAATAATCTATATTTGCGTCTGAATTTTTATAAATCTTATTAAACATGAAAGAAGTTTCTTCTTGCGACGAAATACGTTATAGAGAATTCCCAAATCTTAGATTCGGTACATGTGAAGACGGGACTGTTTACTTCGATGCTACTCATTTCATTAATACTGAGGGTGATGTGCGTAAACATAATGTGCGGGACTTTGATATAGGGTTTCATTTCTGGAAGAAAGCGATATGTGACACCTATCAAATCATACCTGAAGACATAATTTTCCTAAACAAAGATGGACACTTCCTTGTGGAAGAATCACTTGCATTACTGTTTGTTGCATATGTTGATCCTGCATTCGGGGTATATATGCTCGAAAGAGTCGCTGAAATGCTTGTAAGGGGTATAGTCATATCCGACATTACACTTCTTACATTAATAAGAGAAAGGCTGACGATGGATGATATCTTACAAGTAATAACATAGTAGTATAGTCGTATGAGGAAAAGCAAATTTAAAGAACCGAAAGTTGTCCTGGTATTTAATGGTGCGAGAGTTTTGATCGCAATAGTAAGATCACTGCATAGTGTAACACAGTTATCTGGGGGGAATTTGCAGGCGATCTCCTTTTGTTGTACTGGAAAGTACATAAGTACAGGTGGTTTTTATTACCGCCATGTCCATCCGGATGTCATTATAGACATCAGTGATCTGGATAACCTTAAATTAGAAGAGTACGATAAATTGTGTGGAGAAAAAAGACGGTATCATACCGTCCGGGAAATGGCACATAAGCGGGAAAAGATTAAAAACAAAAGAAATAAGAATACCAGAGAGGAGGAAATGCCATGAAGAAAAGTAAAACTAAGTTGGAAAAAATACTATTCAATAAATACCCCGTCTGGGTTGTCAAAGATGAAGACGGTGGGGTGATTTGGATAAACCTGCATAACATTTGTCACATTTTAAAAAGAAAAGAAATGATGGATAATGGTACTGCACGGGACTTGTGTAAGAACACAATCCAACACCCCATGTATGGGAACGGTAAACTCTTTTGGTTTACTAAAATATCAGATATTCTCAATATTACGAGAAAAGTAAGAACAGACAGTTCGCTTGCGGCGGGTATATGTAATGAGGTTGAAGAATGGTTGACGAAACTACCGATAGGCCGAGAAGCTAAACCTGAAAAAAAGACAAAGGAAGAAGCTAAAATAAAGATTATCATACCTCCGAAAAACGGAGAACATAAAACTTCTGCGTTCCCCAAAAACAAAAATAAAGATGATATACAAGGTGCCCGAGAGGGAAGAATTAGCGATACAAATAGCCTGATTGTACGCCAATACGAAGATCAGCAAATTTCGTTTAAGGCCGAGAATGGTATGACCTATACCAACGCTACCGAAATGGCTCGGAAATACGGAAAGAACCCACGGGAGTGGCTTCTTCTTGCAGACACCTTACGGTTCAGGCAATCTCTCGTCGAGCAGGGTATAACTCCGACCTTAGACAGCCAGATCATGACGCGAAGAGGTACTAATGGCGCCACTTACCTCGAACAACATGTTGCTGTGGAGTTTGCCCGATGGCTCGACCCAAATTTTGCGATATGGATAAATAAAACCAATCAGGAGCTTATTGAACAGGGATTTGTAGTATTGCAACAGAATTCTCTTCAAACAACCAATTCCATAGATGAAATCTTAGAACGCTTCGGGGTGCCGCAAACCAAGAGTGAAGCGTTGTTGCTCGCAGCCGCTTACGCTAAGAAAATTGAGGAAGACAAACCAAAGGTCGAATATTATGAAAGAATGGTTGGAGAAAGGGATGAATTTACAAGTTCCCAGATTGCACTGGAATTGAACATATCTACAATACAGTTACATAAATTCTTGGTAGAAGAAAGAATCGTGATGTACAGAAAC